TTCCTGATATCGTATTGTATTGAAACCCATCTTGAACTGTATAGAAGATGTGCGTTGCTGTAACATTTTTAGTTATCATTGATCCTAATCCACTAAGTTCCATTGACTTAATTATGAATTCTTGACCATTAAATATAACTGAGTTTTCATAATCAATTAAGTCAAACGTATAGCCATTTATTTCAGTTCTTGAAACATTGAAACTGACTTCCCAAGTTTCATTCTGTTGCCAATTTTCAACAAAAGAATCCTTGTCATAATCAACAAGGATTTCTTTCTTTGTCTTTTCATAATTTTGAATGATGATATCTGTCACCGTATCACCTACTTGTACAAGAAACGGAAATCCCAAGAGGATTTCACGTTTGCGACATTTTGTATTTCTATTTCATTAATCCCTGGCGCTAAAGTGATTAATTCGAGATTTGTATCGATACCACAATTTACACCGTTCAACTTCGGATAAACACGATTGAGCGAAAGTGTTTGACCTAAGTTATTCGAAAAACTAGGATAATAAATAAATCTTTCGCCCGTGGTTCTATTAAATATCGTTGCATTTCCCAATGACTCTCCTTGCAATGTAATTCTAAGGTCATTTTCACGTGGATCTACTGAAAAATCACCAGCATTGAAGACTTGGAAACGGCTCACTTCGAACTCATATATATAGTCTTCAGCTTCTAAGTTTTGCGAGAACTGCCATTCATCCGATAAAGAAAACTCGGAGAGAGTAGTTGTTAGAGATTCAGCGCAACCTGATGGTACATTGAAAGAAATTTCAATCGTTGAATAATCGTTTTCTTCTTCGATATACTCAAAACTAGTTGGATTAACTTTAAATCGTTTGCCAGGACTTCTATCATGCGTAATATAGTACTGAAATCCCGGAAAAATGATTTGATGTAATTCAGTTTCAATTAGTTCTTTATCGTATTCGTCTTTGTAAAAAATATCGAACGTCAGTATTAAATCAAAAGGTCGAAAGGAAGCATTGGATTCTCTACTTCCATTCGACCCTTCAAAATCTTCATATTGCACTTCATACACAGGAGCTTGACGTTCGATTTTTTTGCACACAATTTTATTCTTTTGTTGCGGATCAAACAGTTTCCCGTTTTGATTGAACAATAGTTTATAAAACAACAAAGTATCTACACCATCCCTCTTGTATATTGTAATTTATTTAAATCAGCACCCATAAAACTATTAGCTGCTTTTCCTATTGAATCTGCAGAAATCGTGGGGTCTTTTAACAGTATTGCTTTTAATACTTTCATCAACTCATTATGCTGCTTTTGTTGTTGCTTGATTAGTGTGAGTAACTCTTCTGTATTGTCGTGATTCGTAGTTTGCTGTGTTGTGTTTTTATTGTCTCCAGATAGAAAAGCTAAAGCTTGGCCCATCAGTTCAATAGCACGTGTTTTGCGAGTTAAAGGAATAACCATTTCTGGTTTGTTTCCTTCGCCAGCTCTGTATAATCCATCCTTGTTGATTAGTCCGCCATTTGCATAGCCTACACCTCTATATGCCGCGGTTAATGATCCGTATCTTGAAACGGCGTATCTAATAGAAGCTAAGATATTAGACAACGGATCGTACACGTTTTTGTTATATCCAGGTCGTGCATATGCTTGGAATGTGGAATCAATAGTTTGCAGCAGACCTTTAGAAGGTGTGCCTTTAGCAGCATTGCTATCCCATAAATTGATCGCGTTTGGATTACCGCCAGATTCAGTTTGCATCTGGTAAAGTAGTGCATTCAGATTTGCGGCAGAGTATTGCCCTTCCATTTTTAACGCTTTGATCGCGATTTTTCTCCACTGTTCAACTCCAGCAGAAGGGCTATATTTAACATTTCCGTTTCCGTTAGGCACATCCGTTCCAGCTTTAAAAATATCACCAGACCCCATCGAACCATTCAAATGGATGTGGTCATAGTGATCGTTATCTGGCCAAGTTACCCATTGACCACTCGAACCAGTTCCACTAAGACCCATACGGTCTCTAACTTTACCATTCGTGATTACATAAGCAATCTGTTTAGGGAATTTCTCGAATGCCCAATTTGCTGCTTCTGTATATCTGGGGCTACCATATGGGTATCCTGAAATATCTAATGCTTGATGTTTACCATGGTAATACGGATCACCAGGACGATATCCAGAAGTGATAGTTAGCCCACCGAATTTCGACATGACTTTTTGAGCGATATCAACTAAGTATTGATAAACATTATTCGCATTCATTGCACCGTCAAAACTTCCTCCGCCAAATGAATCTTCGACTTGTTTCTGCACGAATGGATAAGCGGCGCTAGTCATTAACTTAACGCCTGATTTTGTCATGTTCTTCCAAGGTTCTAGGATACTATTGTAATCGATTCTCTTATCAACTATCTTCTTAAAAACACCTTCATCATCAATCAAATCAAATATATCAAAATCATCCGTCCCATTTGCATAGTGCGGAATATCAAGTCTATTCTTCAATTTTTTAGTTAATGAAGCATTCAATACCTGCGCGCCTTTTGGAAGATTCACTAACAAATCTTTCCCTTTAGCAATAAATCCACGTCCATCAGGCATCTGTACATATTCCTCATGCACTGGTCCTTTTTGGTCATTAATTACAGCTAAACCGCCCGGATGTCCGTCCGTACCTTTTGCATATTTAGGAACCGTCCAGTTACCTAGCTTCTTATCCGATTCAACCTCTTTAAGAACGTAATTAACGCCGCCAATCACGCCGTTAACACCTTTTCCGATTCCACCAACCATCTTATTTGCTACGCCATTCATAGTTGATGATAATGAACCACCCATAGAGTTAAGTCCACTAATTAGCGATTGCATAAGATAACTACCGGCGCTGTAAAAACCACCGTTTTTGGAACGAAGATTATTAATTGAGTCATTTCCCAACTGGTTAACTCTCGAAATAAATGATCCATACAACGAGTTCCAACCATTCAAATTATTCTGCTGCCACGTACGTCCATTGTTGTACATAGGCGCATTGTAACTACGAAGAGTTGTCATTGCTTGGTTACAGAATGTCTTGATTAAATTGATAAATGTTCCTGTTAGGCTGTTCCAACCATTCATCACGTTCCTGTTCCAAACGACACCCTGTAAATAATTCGGATTATTTTGACTACTCAATTGCGTTAAATAGTCCGAAATGAAAATCAATTCACTGTTCATATAAGTAGGAACGATAGAATTCCAGCCATTCATTAGATTTGTCATCCACATTGAACCGATCTCAGTATATTGTTCTCCTTGAGCCAATAACTGTTCTGGAGCAAGAGAAGCAATTCCAGCGGTTCCTTGAGTATTCGGGATAACTGATTTCTCTGTCATCATCCCAACAGTGTCCGATTCAGCTGATTGAGGCTGCATTGTTTTGAACATTACGATAAGCTCATTGATTGCTTGGATTAATTCAGTAATCTTAGAATCGGGTGTAATAACTTCGCCAATACCTGCTGCATAACGAGGTATAAGCTGTTTTGTTTTTGATGCATTCAACACCTTAGAACCTCTTGCTAAATCAGGTAACAATACATTTCTTCCTTCTGGAATAAATGGCGTTCCACCTTTAGGAATAACTAGTTCTTTATATAGTGATCCACGCTGATCATTAACAATTGCGGGACCGCCTAAATGATAATTCGTACCCTTTTCAAAACCGAGAGCTTCTTTTACACCTTTACCAAAATCACCTACAAATTTCAGCGTCTTAGTGATTACTGAAGGTTTTTTATTAAACTCGTCAAAATCTTTGCTGACCTTTCCAATTTTGTTAGAAGCTTGGTCATCTGCTTTTAAAGTTTTTAGGAATGGTTCGATCTTGTTGTAATCTCTTAACTTAATTGAACCATCCTTAACTTTTTGATTTATGTCAACATTATCACCAAGCATTCTCTTCACTGAATCAGGAAGCATAGTCCATGATAAATATGTTTTTTCTGAACCAAAAACTTTTGTTAATAAGTCAGAATTGTTTCCTAAAATTTTCTTTTCTTGCTCAGGCAATTGATTCCAACGGTTCATACTTGTTTCAGAAGTCAACAACTTAGACGCGAAGTCAGTATTATTCGCTAACAATTTCTTTTCTGAATCAGGTAATGCATTCCAACGAGCGAAAGATTGATCTGAACTATAAATCTTTTGTAGAAAATCATAATTGTCTCCAATGATTTTCTTAACTTCTGTAGGAACCGTGTTCCAATGATTCAATTTTTCTTCAGAACCTTTTAGCGTTTCAAGAAAACCAAAGTTATCCGCCTTTAATTTTTTTATCTCTGGCTGATATTCATCCCACAGACCAAGGTTGAGCATGGTTTCTGCCATAGCCTCTTTAGTGTTTGACCTCAGAATAGCGTTTTTCTGTTCAATGCTAAGTTCATTCCACTTTCCAGAATCTTCAAGCGCTTTATACATAGTTTGTGAGAATTTATCTTCTAGAATAGCTTGTTTATCTTCCCATGCCATTCCATCCCACCAACCATTAGCGATTGCAGCTTCTCCAACAATTAGTTTTGCATTTGAGTTCAGTTTTGCGTCATGAAGGACAAAGCGAAGATCATTCCAAGTTTTAGAATCCTTTGTTGCTTCGATAACCTCTTCACGAGCATTTGTTTTAACTTCACCAGTCTTCTCGTCAAATACAAGAGAGTTCCAAATCTGAGCTGACTTCTTACCTTCTTTACTAGACTCATTCGCTGTCCAAGAAAGCTTTTCAGCATTTTTCTTAGCTTTTTCAGCTAGTTGATTTGCCATGCTTGTTGCGCTTGCTAAGATTTCATCGTTCATCTTAATTGCTTCGGTTCCAGCTTCGCCCATACTACTAATCAATTGACCATTGCCAAAGTAAACTTCTTTAGCTAAGTCCGGATATTTTTGTGCAATCGTAGCAATCTGAGCATCAAAACCATCAGTTGTAGTTTTATTGATTTCGTCCCAAGCAGCTAGAAATTTTTGAGCAAACTCACCATCGAGATTATATCCTAAGTCTTTCAGATACTTTTCTTTTTCTTCTCTACCTTTTTGAGCATGCTGTTGTGCGGCTGCACGTTGTTTCCCTAGTGATTGCAACCAAAGCTTTGCTTCTTCTTCAGATGCTTTCGAGACATCTCCGTTCATTGCAGCTAAGATTTTCTTCTTTTCTTTGGATGTCACGTCTAATGTTTCCACATAAGCCCTAGTAGTATTTTCAGCTAAATCTCGAATTATTTTTGCTTCATTTACACTAAGTTCACGATCATTATTTGAAGCATTTTTCTTGATCTCAGATATTCGGTCAGTGTTTTCCTGAACTATTTTCAAAGCATTCTCAGCGTCTGTTTTATGCTCAATAAGCATATCTTTCATTGATGAATCAACGGATGCAGGTAACTCTTTGATTAGTTTGTCTAAACCTTCAATTTTATTAATCAGACTTTGTTCAACCGTCTGGCCAATCTTTTCGAAGTTCGTGACCATCGAATCAGAATTCGTTGCAAATCCTTGCTCCATTAATCCAAATTGACCACTGGCTTTTTGAGTATTGGTTTGAACTTTATCTAAAACTTTATCGGTCTCTGCTCCTACATCAGTTCCCCATTGCTTCACTCGCTGACCAGAGTTCCATGCTTCTTCTCCGAATAATTTCCATGCTCCATAACCAAGCGCAAGAGCTCCGCCTACACCAGCTATTCCAATAAGAACCGGTGACAATGATCCTAATGCGCCAGTTACAGCTCCAATTCCACTTGTTCCTGCAGCACCTGATGCGACAGTACCTAAACCAGAGATTTGAGTGCTTGCGGCGCCAATTTTAGGTGCTGCTTTACTTGCCGAATCTCCTGCTAATATTACTCCGCTAGAAAAACTAGCCATTGCCTTTTTCTCAGCAGCTTTTGCGGTTAATTCAACAAGGCTCCCACTAAGCTTGCCAACAGCAGTTTTTGTCTTACCGATTACAGTTGCTCCTGATCCTAGAAGCTTAAATGCTGGCCCTGCTGCTGCAGCTACACCAATCCATTTTATGATATTAGTTTGCTGATCTTTGCTTAAGTTTGAGAATCCTTTTGCTATGTCTCCTAATCCTTTGATTAGAGGTTTTGACGCTTTCAAACCATCACGTAATGCATCTACAAATGGTCCGCCAAGATCTATAGCCGCGTCAACAGCTTCATTTTTTAACATCTTAAGTTTGGATTCTGTAGTTTCGTATCGCTTGTTTGCTTCTTCAGTTAATGCAGAGTTTTCTTTCCAAGCTTTATTGCCTGTCTTAATGGCATTGTCAAATACTCCGCTAGCATTCGCTGCTCGAAGCAAACTATCCCGAAGTCGCACTTCTTTGATATCCATGTCGTCCAACATCTTGATTGCTGACGTACCTTGTTTTTCAGCATTGGAAAGTCCTTGGATAAATTTCATAATTGCTTTAGATGGATCATTCTTAAACAATTTAGAAAACTGTTCATTTGAAATACCAGCTACACTCGCGAAATTCTCTAATGATGTTTTAGACTTATCAGCTTCCTTGTACATTTTCTTCAAAGAAGAACTGTTCATCCCTAACGCTTCGGCCATTGACTTGAGTGGTTTGCCGCCGTTTACCACTGCTTGACTAACCTCGCCTATTGAAAAACCAGCATTGTTGGCTCTTTCTTCTAGTTCTCCGAATGCTCCTGTTCCTTTTTCAACAGCTAGCTGCATTTGAACCATGACCTTGGATATAGCGGAACCGCCCGCTTCAGCCTCAACACCAACAGAACTCAACGCAGTTGCAAACCCGAGAATATCACCTTGACTCATTCCAACTTGCTTACCTGCACCGGCAATTCTCAAAGCCATTTCTGTAATTTCGGATTCGGTTGTTGCATAGTTATTCCCTAAGTCGACTATCGCTGAACCAAGTTTGTCAAAATCTTTCTGACTCATTTGAGTAATATTCGCAAAACGAGCCAACGAAGTTGCTGCATTTTCAGCAGACATGTTCGTTGACTCGCCTAAATCAATCATCGTTTTAGTAAATGATTTTACATTTTGAGTTTTAATCCCTAACTGTCCGGCTGCTTCAGCCACTTTAGCAATCTCAGAATGACTTGATGGTAACTGCTTAGCTAAATCTCGAAGACCTGACTCTAAATCAGCATATGAGTATGTCACTTTTCCATTCGAATCTACGACTTCATCATTCGTCTTTTTTACACCTGCAAAATCTGATTCCCATGAGATAGCCGCCTTCGTAACTGCTGCCGATCCAGCCAGTAGAGGGGCAGTGACTCCAACAGTCATAGCTGTGCCCATACCAGATAATTTTTGACCGAAGTTTTCAATTTTCTTACCAGATTTTATCCATTGCTCAGATTGAGTTTTAAGTTTTCCAGTAATACCTTCAGTCTCAACTTTTACACGTGCCATCTGACCCACTGTAGTTTTCATTTGTGCTTCAAAGCTAGCAGATTTAGCAATCGCTTGGTTCAGTTCATTAGCATACTTGGCAGTAGCAGTAGTTGCCTTACCATTCGCATCGAAGCTCTTATCATATTGTTCCTTTAGCTTGCCCATATACTTTTCGTTTGAACTAAGTGTTTTGCTAAGGCCGTCATATTTTGTTTGTAAAGCGCCTAATTTATCACCTGATGAATTCATTACTTTCATCTGTGATTGCATGGCTTTCATATTGTAAGCTACGCTTTTTTTTGCTCCATTGAGCCCTTTAGAAAAGGCAGAACTGTCTAGGTCTAAGATAACCTTCATATTACCTAATGGTTTTCCGTTTGCCATAGTTTTCCTCCTTTCCTAAATGGATTTGACGAAGTCTTTTAGATCAACTTCTTCTTGTTTCTCTTTTTTCGGACTTACACAGGCTATTTCGATCAAAGTATCAAAAGAGTTATTTTCAATATCTGAAAGAGACCATCCTTGTTTCGTTAATTCTCTGCACAATTCCAGATACATTTCTTCGGCTTCTTCCGGAGTTACTTTTTTGCATCTGGATCGGGATCATCTTCTATTCCCATTACTTGTCCTAATAAATCATCCAAAGTTTCCCGAGTTTTTTCAGAAGGCAATCCTTCCAAAATCTGATCTGTAGATAGTTTGTCCGCCTTAAAAAGTTCAACTGCAAATGCTAAGTAAATATCCAATTGATCCCAGATCATGATTTTTTCTGCATTTAATTTTTTTATAGTTTGCAAAGCTAAACGATAGTCTTTACCTGTTGTTTCTAGTTTTTCAAAGACTTCTTTCTTGCCTTTTTTATTTTTTAATTCGATTCGAACTTGTGCCATCTATCATTTCCTCCTATTGTTTTCCAATAAAAAAGAGGACTATTACAGTCCTCTAAACTACGCTGGTACTAACGCGAGTAAATCTGATTTAAGCGTCTTTCCTGAAAAATCAATGTCATGCGCTGTCAACCATGATTTTATTTCTTCGACGGTATTAGCATTTGTTGGCTTTGTATCTCCTTCAGGATTAAAGTCAGATGTTTCCATTCCTTGCTCAGCCAATGTTGTAAATGCAGGAATATCCACTTTTTTGGATTCAACATCATTAATCACTCGAACAGCTTGATAATCACCCTTAGCTACAGCAGTTTCAGCAGCTACACCTGTAATAGATAGAGGGCTTGCCCCTTCGGCGACTTTCGTTCCATCTTTTTTGTAAATTTTAAATGTATCTACCATATTCATTCTCCTAACTCAATGCGACTGTTGCCCCTGTTGTCGTTGGGGTAACCGCTCCAACGACTGGGCTTGTTACTCCCCCGCTGGGAAAACCAATGCTTTTAGTGCAGTAATTTTTGATTCATCATCGCCGCTAAATTTCACTAGCGATTGTCCTTTAGCATCCCCTTCAACATCATTAGCAATCGCAGAAAATACATATTCTTCAGCTTCGGGTTCAAATGCTTCATTAGTCGTAGTATTCAGATTAATAGCTTCACGACTAAATTTACCTTTAAATAATCCAAGCATTGCAGTTTCACCGTTTAAATCTTCTGATTCCATTAGCACAGCACAATATGGTGGTTCAGTATCTTCGCCTAAGAAGCTAAATCCGTTTGTCTCGTCGACTTTATAGCCCAAAATCTTGTCGTTTGCACCATCAGGTAAATCTAATAAGCCGAAGTTTGCTGAGATATCGCCCGTACCTTTTTGAGAAATATAATATGGAACATTCGAACCATATACTTTAGATGCTTCTTTAGATAATCCGCTGATTTCAGCCGATACAGTCGCTCCTTTGTCTTGTTTTCCTTCAATTACGATTAGATTTGCTGCTGGAATTTTCCCGTTTTCATCGAAAACCCCGATTGTCATTTTTTTAAACCCTACAAGTGTCAATATAATCACTCTCTTTCTTAGTTTTTGACAACAAAAAAAGACACGATTTTTCGTGTCTTGATTCCTGTTATTCTGTTTTAATATTGTGTATCGTAAATTCTTGTATTCCCATCGTATCGACGTGCATCTACATAACGATTTGTCTCGGAAAAGTATTCATCTAGTCCTTGACCAGAAACTTGGCCAAAGCCTAGCGTCTTCATTTCCTTTTTTATCTCGTATTGGATTTGTTTGCATGTCGCTCTGTACTTGGATTCAACGTCAATTTGTATTAAGTGTTCAATAGAAAGTTCTCTATCGCTTCCATGATAAGCTTCATTTGGAACATCTACTGGTCTAATTGTAATGAACGCTCCGGATTTATCGGCTGTTTCTGGTTGTTGGTAATACTTTATGCGATATTCTTCTGTTTCCTCATTGAACGTTAGGTTATGGATGTATTCATTAGTACAGAGCGCTTCATATATATTATCCAACATATATTTCATAGGCTCTTTTTAACCTCCTTGGCAACTGCTTCTAGATAAATTGGCTCTGAATTTTTCAAGGACTTAGTGATCACACCGAAACCACGAGGAGTTATTTGTTTTCCGTCCCTTGTATAACCCCATTCATTAAGATGTATGATTCGATAACGCTCATGAGGTCCATTCCACCCTATTTCGGCTTCGGCTCTGTAGTTTTTGTATGTTGCGTTTTTTCGTACAACTTCTTCAATTGTATATCCCTTATCCTTGAATACAATCATGTCAGTTTGAAGATTCTTTTCAACTTTCTCAGCACCCACATTGATTGCTTTTCGAGTAACAGTTTTTGTTTTATTAGTTCCTAGCTTTTTCTCCAAAGATTGAATAGTTTCAGTTACACCTTGAAATTCAACGTTACTCATCGTTAGTCACACCCAATACGATAGTAAGGAAACGATTTTCAGAAATATCCTGCCTAACGTCCATAATGTTCCAACGTTCACCCAATCGATAATCCAAGATTTCTACAAAATGTTTATTTGTAGGAATGTATTTTCCTCGCGGATCACGTATGACTATTGTTACTGCTTTTTTAGTACCTTTGCCATTCAATATTTCTAAATCTTTCATAGATGGATCATAAATCTCAGCCCGAGCTTTATAGAGGATTTTCTTTTCTTTTTCACCCGGTTCAGGCCCACTATTAGGTTTGTACTGCCAAAATACAATTTTGGTATTTAGTTTTCCTGTTCTACTTTTCCTCATCGCTGTCACCTTCTTTATAAGCGAGGTAACTTGCCTTTAGTTGAAGCAACATAGAGTTAAAACCTAGATCATATTCACGAAGTGCACCATTTTGTGTTTGAGACTCTATCGTTGCTGATCCTGCATGATAGTAGTGATCAGATAATAATAGGATTGCTAGGTTAATCAAATCAATCGTCTCATTATCCTGCAGATAGAAAGAGGGCTTCTCATTTCCGATAGCCCCCTTAATATATGCAATCGCAGACATCACAGACCGTTGCACCCCGATATCATCATCAGTATAATCTTCACGAATTGCAGCTTTTATTTCTTCTAAATCCTCTTCTTTTTTTGGGTCTAGAATCATCTAATCACCGCCTAACTCAAATCAATCAATGCCCCATCTACAGTCGGGGTCACATTCCCGACGACTGCCGGGGCTACGCTTTTTTTGCTAATCGGAAAGCAGACGCTAGTTTAATTTGGTGATCGAACCATGCAGTCACTACGAACAAGTTGATACCTGTTTTTACATCTTTATCTTGTTCATACGTTGCACCAATATCATAGTTGAAATGAGAATATGAGAAATCGCCAACAACTGGAGTCACTGCAGCATCAGTAAAGATAACTGGCTTCCCTAAAACTTGTTCCGGTTGCGCAGTGTATAGAGTAGCACTGCCATTCGCTAATGTTTTGATAATCTTCAAGTAATCAGTAAAGCGCATCATGATTTTTGCATTTTCACGATAGTCTTCGTGTAAATCAGCTACTGCTTCTGTGATTGCTTCATACATATCAGCACCAGTAACTTCTTTAATGTTAACCACTGTTTTATCATAGAAACTCATATGTTCTTCACCAGTTTTTGGTGATTCTGCAAATGCTACTTTGCGTTCCTTTGCCGCAACACCAGATTGCAAGTTAGATTCTACAGTGGAAACTAAATTAGTATTGGTTCCCAATAAAATTGTTTCAGAAATCCCAGTGAACACTTTGAATTTGTGTCGTGTAAACGAAACAGTGTCTCCTTTTGCCTCTAATTCTTTCGCTGTTTCTTTATCCGCGATAAAGTCGTCATCATCCAAAGTGAAAGTAACTTTTGGAATTTCTAAGTTAGGAATGTTTGTTACTGTTGAAACTTCGCGTAGTGGATTTTTTACAGTAGGTTCAGAAATAATGTCATTTGCTACAGTTTTAGGAAGGAATTTATTCCCTTTAGTAGTATCTTCATCACCTAAAACTTGATAAACATCTACTGGTACTGCTTCTTTAGCCATTGTTTTGCGAATTAACTCCGCTTTAGCGTCAATTTTCTTTTGTTCAATATTTTCAGCTGTTGAAAAGGTTTGTTTAGACAAGCTAGCCTTTTGTTCTGCTTCCATTTGATCATGTTGAGCTTTGATAATGTCAAAGCGTTGTTGCAAATCAGCAGACGTTTTGTTTAATTGATTTAAATCATCAACACTCACCGCTGGGTCTGCTGCTTTCTGTGAAATTTCATCCTTAGTTTTTTGGATTTGATTACCAATCGTAGTCATATCCTGTTTTAATTCGAAAATTGTTTTCATAAATTATAATCCTCCTAGAATATCGCCAATATAGGCTTTGTCTTGCTGTGCTTGTTTAACGATTTGCTTCCGTTGCTCTTCAGTGATTCGTTCTTTTTGAACAGGTTGTAACAACTTAGTCGGTACGTTTTGATAAGCTTCAAAAAGTTTTTTGCTGATTGAAGCTGCCATCTGATTTGCGGATTCGACTGCATCACAAAGACCGTACTCATACGCTTCAGCAGCGGATAACCACGTTTCCTCATCCATTATTTGTTTGATTTTTTCCTCAGATAGTTTGCCGCTAGCCTTAGATAGATATGTGACGACAGAAGATTCAGCGATTTTATCTAAATCATCTGCTTGCTTACGTAACTCTTTTGCATTCCCCATTGAGAAAGTCCAAGGATTATGAATCATCAACATGCTGTTTTCAGGCATAACGACCTTGTCACAGCTGGCTACAATCACACTAGCAATAGAAGCAGCCAGCGCATCTACATGAGCTGTAACATGAGCTTTATGCTGTTTTAGCATGTTCCCAATCGCAATACCTTCAAAGACTGATCCTCCAGGAGAATTAATGTGTAGATTGATTTGATTTACCTCTCCCAGTTCCTTTAAGTCTTTTTGGAAACTAGCCGCTGTTGTATCCGCGTCATCCCATTTGTAAGAAACTATTTCACCGAAAATATAAATATCGGCTTCCTCTTTGTTAGCCGATTGTTTAACTTCCCAAAATTTTTTCATCTCAACCCTCCTTTCAAGGCAAAATAAAAAGGCGTCACTTTTTTGTGACTACCTTGATGTACTTATCTATGTTTTGTTTTAAATCAGTGAATAACTTCTCATAACTTCTCTGTGCTAACTCTTGATTGAAAAAGTATTGAAATCGGATTAATAAAACACGTAATTTAAATAGTAATTTTGTTTTAGCATACAGAGTTATTGACTTATTTTCGATAACTATCGCCTCTCTGAAGAGTAAAAAAAGACCTAATCATCTTTGATTACATCTTGTATACCAGTTTTATTCGATTTTCTAAGCGCCGGGTCCATATCTTGCGGATACATATCTCCAGAAATCCATAATTCAGCTGCTTTACCTCCACGTGGTGGCATTTCTTCAAGCATCCGTGCTTCGTCTGGAGCCATCCATCCATCACGAATACCACCATGATAGAATTTCTGTCTAGCATCACTATCTCCACGTAAGAGGCCCATCATATTGAACTTAAAGTAATATCCTTTTACTCGCTCCTCTTTTCGTAGGATTTTCTTATTAAACTCTCGCTCGTACTGCTTAACGATTGGAGTGAGCGTCATATTTACAAACAACTGCATAAGTTGTTCATTTGATGAAAAACTACTACTATCCGAATTGAGGAATATGCTCGGAACATTGTATACATTCGCAATCCGATCACGTGTTATACCTTCGGTAATTTGCATGTCTGTTGCAACAAAGTTGCGTTCCATCTCGTCAATTGTTACCCCTGGTTCTTGAAAAAGAACTCCGCCATTCTCCTCATAAAATCTTCTGAAATCCTCTACAACAGCTGCTCTTTTTTCTTCATCGACATTACTTGCATAAGTCAAAATGAACGAATCTCTTAGCGATTCCATTTCTTTTAAAGAAAATTCTCTAACTGCTTTGTCAAAATCATTGGAGTTCTTCAAAACAGCAATTGGACTAATCCCCTTCCAATTGCCATTACCAGCAATATGACGAACATGAATAACATCAGAATTATGGAAATAGTATGTTTTCCCTTCGTTATTCACCACATACCAAAGCTCATTACTATTTTGTTCGAGAACTGGCTCTACGTAATTTGGGTTAAATGGGACTAACATGTCCAGCTGACCACGGATATCTCTCATGATCAATGCATAACCGTTACCATTTGTATCTCTGCTAACTTCTAACACGTTAATAATCTGATCGAGTGTTTGATTTTTATTGGGGTAATAAACTAGTCGGTCCATTTCTTCATCAAATTGTTGATCGTAGTTTAGATATTTTTTGAACGGTAGACTAGATAGTGTGTTACTAAGTCTTGAAACGACTGAAAAAATATTCTCGTTCGTTTCAAGAGTAGAGTTTTCTATTCCGAAGAATGTTTTCCCAAACCATTGCTTGAAACTGCTATTAGTTTGATAGTTCTTAATGATTGTTTGCTTGATGAATTTGGGTGTTACTCTGTTTATTGCTCTTTGAACTATATTCATTTCTACCCTCCCTTCATCATTTCTCTGATACTTATAAAGCCGACATTCGCAGTTTGTTTTGATTTATTTGCAAACATTTCTACCACACTTACGTGGCTGTTCAGCAATGCAGCAAAACCATCGATTTTCCGATTTTTTGATTGCTTAGTTGGCATCCAGTTATTGTTTCTATCTTGAACGAGTTTCACGTTAGATAAATACCATCGGAATATCTTTTGCTTGTTATATATTACTTTTCCATCTAAAAAACGTTCTTTAAGGTCCTTCATTGGACCCCCTAAAGTTGTAAATCCTTGGATTGCTTCTTCCATTACAAAACCATAATCAATCATTTGTTGGTTCAGAATTAGACTATTCCTACGATCGTATCTGACTTTCAAAATTTTGAATTCTTTTGATTGTTCAATAAACCATTCAAATACAAACTGATAATCCACATAGCTGCCAGGTGTGACAGTCAAATCTCCTGATTTTATCCATGCATCTAATCTTTGCTTGTTGTTATCATTGTTGTATCTTTCCTGCGAAATCCAACTATGCTCAAGAACTGCAATTTCTCCGGTTTCATAGATAGGAAATTCTAAATTTGCAGATGTAAAATCCTGCGTTTCTGATAAGTCATAGCCAGCCACACACTCCTGATCTTTCATTGTTTCCCAATCAATTTCTTTATTGTTCTTATTGATTGTCTGCATATCCAAGAACGACAGTTCGTCAATATCTGAAAAAAGATTGAACTGTTTAGTAATCCAATCGGCGCGTTCTTGAGGACTGTTGCGTTCTGTCTTCCAGTCAGTAACCAGATCAACAAATGACATTAAACCGATGTTCGGATTAGCTTTAATCCATTTTCTTGGATCATCCGCTTCTGATACATCATCTAATTTTGCTATAAAGTAAAATACTCGTTCATCTAGCCCATCTTCAAGATGTTCTAAACAATCGAGTGCGTTGTCATAATATTGCATTAGTGGTCCATCTAGAACATAACCAGCTGTTGTGATATAAGTAATCAATGGCTGTCGTCTAGTTCCCCGGGATTTCTTGATAACATTAATCAGTTTGAAATTTATGAACTCATGGATTTCATCGAAAATTGCAAAATGTGTATTCAATCCATCTAACTTTTTGCTGTCAGATGCTCTCGCTTCCATCTTTGAAAATGTAGCTTCGTCCTTAATCACCGATCGTTGTGGTTTATACTTCTTGTCTAATCGTGGTGATTGCTTGACCATTTCTTTAGTTTTATCAAATAAGATTGAGGCTTGATCTTTTGCATTCGCTAATACATACACGTTGGCACCTTGCTCATTGTCGTATCCAAGCATATATGCTGATAAACCACTAATCAGTGAGGTTTTACCGTTCTTACGACCAACAAACGTTAGTGCTTCACGAAACCGTCGTACGCCTGTCTCTTTGTGAACCCAACCGAACATAGACCCAATGATAAAATGTTGCCAAGGTTGCAATACAAATCGTTCAAAATCTCCTTCTGTCGGTCGACAATTTTCTTCGATGAAACGAATTGGCCTATGACCTGCCGCTTCATCAAAGATCCACGGAAAATCTTCTGTTCCTTGGCGTTTCAAATCCATCATATGGCGTTTTGCAGCGAGAATATTTTCTTTACTAGCAAGTATAGAACCATCAATCAAACGTTCTGCATACCAAGTAGTGAGTAACTCAGGATACGGTTCTAACAATACCCCGCCCCAAGAAGATTGCTCTTCTTTGTAATTCTCCCACCACTTTTCAAGCTCTGAATACGAAAGAGACATTAAGTCCATTCGTCATCACCATCATCCTGTGACAACTTAATAGCAAGTTTCGCTCTTGCAGAAGGCGATAAGCCTAGGTCACTACCGAATGAACGCATATTTTTGGAACATGTATCCAGCTGTTTGATCAATGGGTTTCCAATTGCTTCAGGATTTTCTGCTTGCGTCAATGCTGCCTGAGCTTGAAGATTCATGTGTTCTGCATACCAGTAGCAATACATCGCTAATGGATAAACATCACCGTTTGTAATCAATTCAATTTCCAGTAGTTCATCTTTAAGAAAATTAAAAGCCCTCACAGCGGTCTCGTTTAACCACTCTGGGGCTCGGATATTGTCGCTCTTCATCTGTAGACGTTCTTCTGCTTCAGCTCTTTTTTTGAGCTCTTTCACATTCTTTTTGTTCGGATTCTTTTGCAGCAGCTGAAGTTTTGCGCTTTTTGCTGGTTGTGGCATCTTATCACCTTCTTTCTAAATTAAGAGTCACCTAACCATATAAAACTTGAAAAGCGGTAAAACTGTAAAGGAAGGAGCGCACCGGTCTTGCGCCACTTCAGTTTTTACTTTTCAAGGTAGGGGGGCTACTCTTGTCAGTGAACATGAGCATCAAGTCTATCCTGTGCTCAGTTTCTCCAAAGGTGTTCGGCATAGAGTTTGAAGCTGTGTACTCACATTGATCAAGTTGAGACGTATTATCTTTAGCTTGATCCTTCACTTTTTCTAAAGTATCAATAACTTTTTCTATCCAATCAATTTGTTCGTTGCTATTCTTTAGTAGCATAGAACTTCACAACCTTTCTCTTTGTTTTTACTTTCTTTTCTCCTCCTGATCTTTCAGGATGATCTTTATTATGGCAAGCAAGACACACAAGCTCTAGGTTGTCCTGATCCCAGAACTTTGATATATCTTCTCTTGCTTCTATGATGTGATGAACTACTACACCTTTCACTACTAGTCCACGACGCTTGCACTCTTGGCACAGCCCGAAGTCACGAGCAATTATAACCTTGCGAAGTTTACTCCATCTATTGGTCTTATATAGTTTGTCTATCTCGTCACGTGGTCTGGGTTCTACCATCTACATGTCTCTCTTATGCCCAATGATCTTCTTATCTAGGTATTCATCATTCGTTGTTGAATAGTATTCGATATGAATATCATTTGCTCCATAATCATCATTAGTAAAGTTATTAGTTCTCCAATGATATGAGATATCTACCAAACCTTTAGGCAGTTCATCTAATCTCTCACCTTTGTAATATACTTCCGGCACAGAATCTGTATTCTTTAGTTTTATTTCTAGCAGGTTAGGTTTCGTTTCGTACAATGTTTCTCCTTTGTGTACTATCTTCATGTACCAATCGTTGGCCTCTACTTCTTTGATAGTCACTCCAATCAAGTTGCTTGCGGCACGGACTACGAACACCTTATCTCTATTGTTTAAGGGATCTAGATGATCCTCTTCTATATACCCTTCTATATCTTTATGAGGCGTTCTAATAAATACCTTTGGATAATCCGGCTGTTGTCTAACAATAAAAGGTTCATCTTTCCTGTTCCAAAACATCACTCTTCCTCCTTAATCCATTTAAAGAATCTAAACCATGCAAGTGTCTGCTCCTTATTATCATACTCAGGACTGCTATGCCCCTCTGTCTTCAATACATATATAGCTACATCATCCACAGTGTATGTGTTCGGTAATTTGTCTTTTGCGTGATTAAAGCACTGCTGTAAGTATTCAAAGTATGTCATCACAACCACCTCTTTATGTTTGCCTGTATATGTTCATCATTAAACCAGCCGATACCAACGAGAACCAACTTATACTGATCTATCTCTTGTGGTGTTGCTTCGTCTGTCAGCTCGACTATCGTGTAGCGTTTAGCTATCTGGGCAGACATTGCGCGCTGCGGATAGTTCCCTGCTAATGAAATGTACCAGTGGGTTCTCATTTGGATCAGTCCTTTCTTCGATGTATCTTTCTTCCGTATTGCCTAGTGATTTCATTGTTTTCTTTACGTTTATATGTATTACTCTTTATTGGCTTTCGAATTGTTAGGTAAGGTTCTAAATCTGAACCGGCATAAATACAAGTTTCTTCATATCGTTGTTCGAGATATTGTGGACGATACATTTTAGTTCCCTCCTTATATTGTCCTGTAA